GGCTTTCCTATTTGGGACTCTGCAAAATCGATTGCTGCTTGTTTATTTGGAAAATTAAAGCTGACGGATTTAATAACGCGGTATGGCTTCAGTGCGCTTGTTAATTTTTCGCGCACGACGCCATGAGTCATCGTTGAGTGATAGGCAATCCCATCAATTTCTACGATGCAGTGGCTAGCAGGGCAAACACGTAAACGGCTTAATGGAACAGCCCAACGAATGAGCCAACTAATTGGGTTGTACGCTCGCTTAACAAAGTATATTTTCAGCATTACCACTCCAATACCAAAAACCCATTTCCACCTGCTTGGTTTGCGCAACCCCCACCGCCGTATAATCGACCGGAAAGCCCTTGGGATGCTGGTGCCGCAAATAAACTACCACCGCCAAACCCATTTTGCCCAGCGCTGCCCCTAGCGCCACCAGAACCTCCATCAGTGCTACCGGACGCCGCTTGACCTCCACTCAATGAAAGCAAAACTCCAAAAGTGGTCGCACCTCCGGCTCCGTCTGGTGATCCAGCTGCTCCAACATTGACGGTATATGATTGTCCTACAACTGTAGCCAGTGGAAAAAGAATACAAGCGTCTGCCCCACCACCACAACCAGAACCACCAGATGCACCACCACCCCCACCGGCTGCGCCAGTGACATAAGTTATTGCTGATTTTGCAACAAATGTATATGACCCGGGCGTAAAGTAAGCTTGACGACCTGATGCAGAAAGAGTCAAACCATCAATTGTTGTACCAGCCGGTAATGCGACTGCACCTGTGGCCGTAAGATTATCAAATGTCGCATTACCAGCAACATCAATATCGTCTTCGAATGTTACCGACCCCGTAATAGTTCCTCCGGCTAATGGTAGATATCCGTTGACAAAAGCAGTAGTAGCAATTTGGGTTGTGTTTGTGCCTGCAGCTGCGGTTGGCGCAGTAGGAACGCCAGTGAAGTGCGGGGAATTAATCGGCGCGAAACCGGTTGATGCATCTTCCGAGTAATAAACTGTTCGTCGGTTCTTATCTAAAACCAATATTGAATAATTATCAACGCCGATATACAAGACTGCCGGCGAACCTTCGCGCGCGGCATATCCGGCAATCGTGCGGATTGGTTGTGTCGCGGCAATGGTTAAATCCTTATCCCACCAAACTTCGATCTCATTGTCTGGCGGGTATCCGTCAACAGTCCCGATGTAAATGTAGCCCGTTTCTAATGGCGAACCATTAAGATCATTAAATGTTGGGTAAGGCTGATAAATTGGTGTACTCATTTTTTGTTTTAATTCTGATTAGTTGGATCTTCTATTCTTTGATTTGCTAAAGCCTGGGCGACCCATTGCTCGTGCGCCATAGGTGAATTGGGTAACTTGATGCTTTTCGCAAAGTTTCTGAATTGCTGCGTGCGGACAAGCCGTTTAATTTTTTGCGGTTTGATTTGAGGTTGTGTAGCGGCTTGCATCGCCAATTCCTGGAATTCTTGGCTTGCAAATAATTTTCCAGCAGCAACCAATGCATCTTTGTTGCTCTTTGTAAGCGCTGTTGTGAGCGCTGATGCCGCTCCAGCTGCGACGGGGCCTCCCCCTGCGGCGGACACTCCTGTAATGACTGCTTTGGCAGCAGTACTTTGCAGAACTTTTTCAATTAAATTGTCGGCATTTAACGAGGACAAAATTGCTTGATTCGCTTTCCCAGTCATTAAAACATTAGCGCGCGCCTCAGTAATGCGTTTAGATACCTCATAAAGATCACGCAACACACTGTTAGACTCTTCTCCGAGCGTTTTTACAATAGCCGAATAAACCGGCGTATTAGCGCGCAATTTTGGGTATATTTTTGCAAATTCACTTGCGCCAAATGCCCATTGTTCTGAGCCACGCCCAGAACGCACTACAGAGGCTAAAGCCGTCGCCACAGTTTCTTTTTTTAGATCGTCCGGGACAATTTTTAAGAGCTTGGAAAATTTTGCTGAATCGCCCACCGCAGACGAAGTAATTGTGTTGCGCATTAAGTGCGCGATACTGCCGTCGACATCTTGGCCAAATGCATTAACAATGCGTTTTCCTAACGCACGCTCTTTTGAATAAAGAAGATTTGCGGCGCGCAATTTCTGGCGCAAACTTTCCCCTCCGACAGCGCCCACATTAGTTAATTGATCTTCTGCAAGCGCCCCGTACAATCTTTTAAGCGCTCCTTCTTCCATATTTCCGTAGGGTGATTCTTTCCCCTGGATTGCTTGTCCAACTAAATTCTTTTCGCGCACCAGTCGCCCATAGGGCACTGATTCGTCTTTCAGCATTTCAAATAGATGCCCCTCTTTGCGCGACATCCCATTAACGCCAACCTCCGTTTTAATTTCTTCTAAAGTTTTTTTTAGGCGCGGAAATTCGACAGGTGTTTGCTTAGGAATTTGCGCATTAACTTCATCAAACATTTTTTTTGACTGAGCATTCAGATCTTCTCGTGTTTTCGTGAGCGACTCGCGAACTTTTTGAGAGACGGCGCCCACTGCGGGCGAACCCTCGATGAATTGCGCATCAAATTGCTGCAACGCCTCGTCGAATTTATCGAGAGCCTTGGGAACGATCGTTCTCCAAGAAGACTCTGCTTCCGATCCAACCGCGGATCGCGTTAATCCAATCGCGGCTCGTATCTGTGGATTATCGCTAAATACATCGACGGGAACCTCGACGCCCAATCTATCAGCAGCTGCTTTCGCTTCTAGATTGATCTTGGCCAATTCGGCTAGTTGCTCTTGCGCCCTTTCTGAGCCGATTTTTCTTGTCTCAGCCTTTTTAATCAGAGCAGCTAGCTCTGCTGGTTTAATTTCACCGGAGGTGGTGGCTGGAATTGCTTTTGTCGCAGATGCCATTTGCTCTTTTCGAAGCACATTGAGATCGGACGCGCCCGATGCGCGCGTTGGAAATCTCGCACCGGCTAATTCGTTAATTCCAGGAATAACGGGTGGCAATTGACTTACAAGCTCACCAATTTTTTCGGTGTATTCTTTCCCCGCTTCCGTGCGCGGCGCGTATGTTCCTGCTGCCGCACCTTCGGACGCCGATTGCTCAACCATGCGATTGGCTTCGATCGTTCCAAATTTACCGCCAAGGATCTGTTCAGCCAATCCTTTGAGCGTACCTCCTAGCATACCCAAAGTACCGGTAATCGCTCCAGTCCCAGTCGCTAGAGCTGCCTCTCCTGCACCAACTATTCTCTGTCCAAGCGACGGTTCAGTCGGTACATCCGCAGCCGTGCGTACATATTGGCCTGGTTCGAGCGGTACCTGTCCTGAGGCGCCTTGTTGATTGGTGCTTAGTGCCTGAGCGGCACGAATATTAGCGTCCGCAATAGCAATTGCGCGCTGTTGATCAAGTGTCATTGCCATAGCGCACGCTGCTCAGGAGTCATGTACTGCCATTGATTTTGCGTAACCCCAGGAGGTGGGGTTCCAATATTCGATGGAGTGCTTGATGTTGGAGCAACCTCAGTTGGACTATAAAAAATATTGTCTGGTTTTAAACCATAGCTGCTGGCAATACGTTCAATTCCCTTGCGTACAATATTCTCTTGAACACCGGCGGCTTTATAGAGCCTTTCTGCTTGCCCGACAAATGACTTTCTTTGGCTTGGAGTTAGTCTTTCTCCGCTGACAATTCTGTTATAAATATTTCCTACGCGATCAAATGCACCGGCGGCATTTTGTGCCGTGGCAAATTCTCCTTCACGCACGGTTGAGCTCGGATCTAGCATTTTCATGTACCCAAAAATCAGAGACAAATCACCAACCGCATCATCGCTGGATTCTTTAATTCGAGCATAAGAGGCCTTCACATCTTGATAGGATTTCGTTTGATCGCTGTATTCTTTGCGAAACTTGCTTTCTATTTCTTGCCTTTTTTCTGGGGCAAATCCGCCGGCGATTTCCTGTCTAATTTTCTGAGCGTTACTCTTGCTTGCCTCGGCTGAGGCATAAGATGCGGCAGCGGACGCTTTCGAAGCACCTATTTGAGCTTTCACCAAACCAAGATCAGCTGCTAACTTTTCAGGGGCGAGATTGGCCTCGGCTTCTTTAATTCGAGCCTCGGCAGTTATTTTTTGCATTTCTGTTGGTTCGCGATTCGCCGCACGTCCTTCGGCGCCCAACTTTACCGCCGATTCAATGACTTTATCGCCACCAGGTAATTGGGATAAGGTATGGCCAAAAAATGCTTCTACAGATTTTTGGTCATACTCTGCTACCTTACCCAAGGTTTCCACAAACTGCGCTCCTTGCACATCTCCTGAATTTTTGAGTTCGGTTGCGCGTTGTTTAATTAAATCAATGGCAATTTCGGGGTTGTTCAATTTGAATGCCGCAAATATTTTGCTACTTCGATCTAGAACGCCTTGTTGTTGCGACTCATTTAACATTTTCCCCGCCGACCTGAGATTGTCTCCGGCCTCCTTGGGTAAGAACGCCGACAAGCGCGCGTAATCTTCAGCTGTCGCGCTAGGAGAATTAATATTTTCCATAACCTGTTTCATCAACAGGCGCTGGTCATTAACTGCTTGTACAGTAGAAATGTTATTGCCAATCTTCAGACTTTCAGTAAAAGCTGCTCCTGGGCTCGGAACATCGATCCCATAATTGATAGGTGCTTGTGTAGACATTAAAACTTCCCTCCTAAGCCCTTAAACATCCCTAAACCAGATGCAATCGCCGACGGTATTGAGGCGGCAAATTGCCCTTGTGCCAAATTACCACCAGCTTGAGCTGCGCCCTCTTGTTCCAATAATGACGCAATATCTTTGCCGGAACTAGTTGCAAAATTCCCAAGATTTACGGCCGAGTTTTGCCCTAGAGTCGACAATCCGCCGAGTTGATTGAATCGTTGATTAATAAGTGAAGACAATAGTTGCGGTTGAAATTGCGCCAACGCGCCTTGAACATTGCCACCACGCAATCCACCGGTAGCCGATGCATTTTGCAGAATGGCATCAACACCAGATTGACTAAGCGCTTGAAAAGTTGAGCCATTGCGAATGCTATCAATGAAAGCCTGTTCTGATCCTGGCGCCCCAAGTCCAAGAATATTACCTTGCTGCTGAACTGCGGCAGCGCCTTGCGTCAAATAAGGTTGCAATAAATCCTCAATTTTCTTGAATCGCTCATTCGAAACCCCAATGCCGCGCTCAGCTGCATTAATTTGTGCGTTTGCGGCATCTTCGGCGGCATTGGCTTTAGACATATTTGAAAGAAATGTTGCTCCTCCAATGGCAATCCCTGCTATTGCGGCACTCATGGTATAACCTCCTGTTCTTTTTCTTCTATTTCAATCGCATTGGTAATTAAATCAATTACAAGCATTTCCCATAGCCTTTCTGGCTGCCTTTCATTAATTGTGTTGGAATGAAATGTGGTAACAATAGCGTCGCTTACAGCAACGCCTGCGCGCTTTGATTCTGATCTTGATGTCAACATGTCGCCGGCGCTGACCACCATAAGATTTTCATCCGTTGTCACAACTAACTGCCCATATCTAACCAAAAAAAAGCATTCGTCACGATGAACCGCTCCCATAACTAAGGTTCCAGCAGGGATTGATATCGTGCGAGCATATAGACCGTTGCAAAATGAGTGATCAATTGGCAATTCGATTTGAGGAAATTTTAAAATTTCACGCTCTAATCGAAGCAATCCTGCATATTTATTAATCAGCCTTGCATTAATTTCTGATGTGCTAATTTTTAATTTTTGCAATTCAATCATTTAATTTTATATTTGCGAAAAAAAACCGCCTTGATAGCGGTTTAATTGGTTATCAATTATTTATTTTGTAACAACATCTTTTTGTGATTTCCGACCTCTCGGTTTACCTGTATAAGGTTTTTTTTCTTTAACTTCTTTTGGTGATTCATCAATACAGACATAATCTTGGTTTTGTGATTTATTATTCAAATATTGCTGCGTTTGGGATTGTTCTTTTGCTTGATTTTGAATTAAGTTTATTAAATCTAATTTTTCTTTAAATTCTTTAGTAATCAAACTATTTATTAAAACACTCGCTTGTTCTTCTGTTAGCTTAAAATTAAATTCCATTTAACGTCCTTTATATTGACTATTATTTAAAATAATACTGAAATTTTAATTATACAGATTTAATGTTTTTTTTCAACAAACTATTTGCCTTTGTTAAGTTCAAATAATAATTTATTTATTTGCTCAAGATTGTTTGACGACTTTTCAAGCTCTTTTTGCTGATTGTTTTTTATTTCTTCTTTTTCTTTTGCGTATTGATCTTTATCAACGTTAAAGTATTTTGTTGTTTGCTCGGCATCAATAATAACTTCCCCATCAACAATGTCACCCCATTGCTCAACAATTGTTGCTTCTAAGGTTCCATCTTCATTATCTACAAATGTTTCAGTTTTTTTAATTAACATATTTTTTAAGTTTATGCGTTTGCAATTGTTGTTACCGTTCCGGATGACCCTCTATATTTTAGGGCTCCTGATTCTGTATATAAAATACCGCCACCGCTAGGATTTGAAGAAGGAACAGCAGATCTATTAGCAATGAATATTACTCCAGTCCCACCCCCGAAGCTCCCGGCAGAATTTATGCTGATATTCCCTCCAGCAGCTAAAACAAGCCTATTATCTGCAACGCCTGATTCAGTAAAACCAAAATCAGAGTTGCCGGTTCCTTGTAACTTTGTATGCCATTTTTGCGATCCGGCATTTGTATAGAATTTTATCAATCCGTTACTAGCCGCATCTGGCGATACCAAATCAATTCCATATATTGAAGTTGCTGCTGTTCCAATACCAATCCTGCTAAATTGCACGGCAGAATTGGTAGCGATATCTTGTGGCGTAGATAAAGTGACACTTCCTGCGCCGTTTGTTACTGTAATTTGATTTAATGTACCAGTAAGAGTCGTTTTGTTTAAAGTATTTCCAGTTGAATTTCCTATTAAAAGTTGACCATTTGTATAAGATGTTTGCCCAGTCCCTCCTTGAGCAACTGTAATCGCAGAATTATCAGTTAAAATCGTGCAGTTTGCATTTGGCAAAGTAAAAGTTTTTTCGGTTGTTGCCGCCCCACTGAATTTAGTAAACCCATTGCCAGTTCCACCATAAGTTGAATTAATAATTTGCGTTAAATTTGAACTTCCATTGAAATTATTTCCATAAATTGCTCTTGCCGTTTGTAAAGTAGTGGCAGTTAAAGAATTCCCTGCTAATGATCCAGTAAATGTAGTAGCGGATACAGCAGAAAAAGTTGGGCTAGATGTTGTATTAATGTTTTGCGGAAGAGTCAATACAACCGCTCCCAATATTGAAGACCCAGAAAAGCCATTTACATATATTTGGTCTGCAGTTCCGGTTATTCCTATGTTGGAAATTGATGCGATATTTACACTAGATAAATTTTTTGATCCATCAGTGATTACTACATTATTTATATTTAATCCACTTAATGTCAATCCAACAAAAGTAGGAGAATCTGTAGATTTTAAACCGCTAATATCGGCTTGGGAAATTGTCGCCCAAGAAGGAGCGGAAGAAACAGTTCCGGTTCCTGTTTGACTTAAATATTGTTTTGTCGTTGTTGTATTACCTGATAATTTGGAAAGGGTGTTGCTTGCAGAGGCATATAAAATATTACCTAGAGTATATGAACTTTGATTTGTACCTCCGTATGCTTCTGATATAACAGATCCATTCCAAGTACCGCTAGTTATAGTCCCAATCGTCAAATTACCATATATTGAAGATGATGCAGTAGCTCCTGGAGAAGTCGAAAAAACTATATTGCCATTTACGGCATCTTTAATATAATAAGAATCGCCACTAGACGGGAATAATCCTACTTGCCATAAAGATGTTGTATTATTTTTGTATTGTAAATATGCGCCACTTGTTACAGTGTCTGTTCTACTAATGCTTAATAGTGGATAAGTATTTGAAAGCAATAAACCAGAAAAAGTTGGCGATGATCCTGTTGCAATATCTTGTGGCGTAGATAAAGTGATACTTCCAGTACCGTTTGTCACAAGAACCTGATTACTCGTACCGGTTAAAGTCGATTTAGTTAAAGCGCCATCAGCCGTATTCCCAATCAGCAATTGGCCGTTTGTATAAGTAGTCTGTCCTGTCCCACCTTGATTTACTGGAACAGTTCCGGTAGAAACCAAATTATTACTTGTATCGGTAAAAATTGGTTTTGAAGCCGTGAGATTTGGAATATTAAAAACACCAGCGGTCGTTACTGTAAAAAAAGGCGATGTGCCAAGATCTGTAGAAAATGTAGCCTTGAATTTGTTTGCATCGGAATTATCAATTCCCATCATTACTCTAGTGCTATCGGCAATAAATTGAATTGCCGCATCACCTGCACCGGCTTGTTCAATTGTCAATCCTATTGCGGTTCCAGTATTCGACGTGTTCTCGTAAACATGTAATGTACTAGCCGCAATAGCAGTATTGATGCTGATTTTACCGCCAGCATTTAAAACAAATCGATTGCTTGCAATCCCGGATTCCTCGAAAGAAAGGTCGACACTTCCTGTATTTTGCAACACGGTCTGCCAACGACCATTGCCGGAACTGTCGTAAAATTTTTGAGAAAATCTCCCCTGTACAGCAAGAGCCCATGTTGCATCTAATGGTCTGCCGACAGCAGCTTTCCCTGACGTTATTAATGAAGATGAAGTTATGTTGGAAAATTGAACATTGGAGCTGGTGTTAATATCTTGTGGCAATGTCAATATCACCGCCCCGATTTGGGCGCTACCGCTTGTGCCATTTGCGAGCACTTGATTTACTGTGCCAGTAATCGACGCAACTGTTCCGCCAGTTGTTGCCAATGTACCGGATGTTGGCAATGTAACGTTCGTCAATCCTGTCAGAGTAAGAGTTAAAGGATAAGCGCCAGACGTTGTTAAATTGCCGTCGAGCGTAATCGTTTTTCCCGTGTTGGCTACACCTGTACCACCGCGCGCACCAGACAATTCACCTGACCATCCAAGGGTTAAACTGGTTGCGGACAATAATGCAGTGGCTGGAGAGCCACCAAGCGTTAAAGTGACGTTAGTATCATCGGTTTTAGTGATGGCCGAGGCTGGGATATCTGCCGCAAGTATCGTGTCCCAAACGGGCGCCGCACTAGTCGAACCCGTGCCTGTCTGAAGTAAAAATTTACGCGTAGTGCTAGTATTCCCTGGAAGTTTTGCAAGCGTGTTTGCCGCGGATGCGTAAAGAGTGTCTCCGAGAGAATAAGTGCTTTGGTTCGTTCCGCCACGCGCTTCTGATAGTTGCCCAGCCCAACCTAATGCAAGCTCGACTGGATTGATTAATGCGCCAACCGGCGTACCATTCAGTGTCAGCGTTACGTTCGTATCGTTTACGCGCGTTAAATCGTCTGCTCCAGTAATTGCTGTTACGGGTAAATTGGTTGCATTGCTTAGATCAATCGCTGACGGTATGCCAAGATCGGGAGCAATCAATACCGGATTGATCTGTCGAACAAAAATGCTATCGCCTGTTCCGGTATATTCTGAATTAGTGAGATGGAAATATTCACCTGGTTGCCCACCTTGCAAACCGTCTAATTCGTTGTGCGGTCGAGTGTCGATAACACCTACCGCATTAAATAGATTTTCGAATGCGCGAATCGATTGTTCATCCGGGCAAAATGAGCCAAGCTGGCGCCGATTCAGAGGTTGAGGAGTGTCAGACATAGAGCGGCTCCAATTGTGCCTCTAATCGCGCCATAGCTAAATGCGAATCGCTCGTCCCTCTGAATTTTTGAATCCGCCAATTGCTCATATTCCCCTGTTGCAGCCACGCAATGCGAAGGTTTCTTTTGCCGCGCTTTCCCACACGGCAAGCTCTTTCTTGACTCCAGGTTTCCCCATCCAATGAATAAGATGTCCAAATGACTGGATCGACATCAACCGCAACTCGCCCCGACAAACAAACCAACTCAAGTTGGTTAAATATTACGCCAGCGCTCTTGTTGTAGATAATTGTTGTACCAAAGTCCCAACCAATGGTATCGCCATAATGCGAGCTAATTGTTGTCAATAGCACACCGTGCAATGTTGAGGTTGGATCAGCGGTCAGCCACTTGTTGTAACACCAAACAAGATTACGAGATCGATAAATTCCTAAACCGACAACACTTGACGTTAAAGTCGTCCACACGTGCTCTTGGGCGACCTTAGAGGCTTCGCTGTCATAGCAAAGAGTCTGTTCGCTCAAATGAATAAGCAGAAAATTATTTCCATCGGAAACACGACTCTCGACCACAGCAAAAGACAATTCGCTTTCTGTATAACCATCAAGAATTTGGTCAATTTCACGCGTAGAAATTTTTAAAGTTTGACCGTTCAAAGCCAAATAGATGGCAATTGCTTCGTTGCGCCCACTTCCCATGAAAGCAATTGAGTCGGCGTGCACGCAGCAAGCGTGCGTTCCTATGCAACCTTTTTGCACTTGCGCCCCAGGGATAACCTGAAATGGGAATAGACTGCCACCGACGTTATTAAAAACCTCGATTGTGTTGCGATTTAATGCATACACTTCGTTCTTCAATTTCAAAAGAGCGACAACCGGATCTGGATCAACTTCAGAGCTGCCGTACTTTAAAGGGTTTACTTGATATGGATCATTTAAATCGGTGACAACTAGGTTTTCGCCATCGGTTGTCATCCAATAACCATCGATCCACAGCACATCAATGACGACGCCTAAGTCTGGATCGGTTACTTGAGTAAGCGCAGTCCCGTCCCAATAAAACAATTTCTTGTTTGAAGCAATCCCCAAGCGATCAAATGAATAATCAAACGTGACTTGTGTGGTACCGCCAACATCCCCAAGCACCGTGGTTGTGCCGTCTTCAAGAATATTGACCAGCTTTGTTCCCATAACTCGGTAACAAACGCCAAGCCAAGAAATGCCACCTCGATCAATTCCGGGGCCAGTTCCCAGTTCAACAATGCCATCAGCAGGACGCAAATAAGCGTCACTGATACCCGTTGATTTAGGAATTACCTGTAGATTGCGAGGGTATGAAGTACGAAAGTTTGGCGCAGCGTTCGTGTAAATACCGTTAATTATTGGTATTTGCATAATCTTTAGTTTGAGCCGTGCTCTCCGACCATCACTTGACCCGAAGTGGTGCTAGACGCTGTAATATACGCGAACGTTTGAATCGCTTCGTCTTTTGATACAATCAATTCGCTATTTGGCAAAACCGCACAATCGGCTACTGTCGCCGTCTGTGAGCCACTACCAATGCGAAAATAAAGTTCGTTTGTTGCACCAAAATTAACTACGCGAACAGACTTTGTCCCGGATGGTAGAGTCAATGATTGAGAAGTATTGGTTACGCTGAGCGGTTGCCCGCTTCCATAAGAGGGCGCAAATGGAATTGTGTTCATTATTTTCTTTCAAAATTAATTATTTTTATGACATGGCTAAGTAAATTTATAATTAACCGATATATCCACCAGGAGTGGTTATTACCCCTAATGCTCCGTCGGGTAAATATATGTTTAATGGGAAATTGAGAGTAATTGGCCTATGCGTAATGGCATCAATTACTACAGGGGAACCAACGACGCCATCAACCCAAATTAACGACTCATAACTTGCAGAATCGGGTAATTCTAAATTTCTTTTCGCGATTCCGACACTAATATTCCCGTTTGCCAATAGATTTACACTTCCCGAGATATAAATAACCATTGCACCAACTGATGCAATGCGAATATTAGAAGCATAAAACGGAGACGGCAGAAACCCGCCGGAAGTTGCTACTAATACAGGCACCGAAAATGCTGGGTTATCGACTAATGCTATCGCTCTTTTTATATAGGCCGGGAATGCTGGAATCCCGGCTGCCGCTGCCAATATCCCACTATCTAGCTCTGGCGCTTGATAATTTACGGATGAAAAAGCCACATCAATCGATCCGCTGGGAAACTCAAAATTATCTACATACTGAATGCCGCCCACTTCGGCGAAATCTAATGTAATTTCAAATGGTTGTGGTGGAGTGACTTGTACAGGATTTGATACCACGTACCAGGATTTATTCGTTTCGTCGAACCTAAATTTTATAGGAGCAAAAGATTGGATGATGGTTGGGGGATGGATAACATCTGCGCCATTCCCTTGAAACGTAATTGATGAATTTGAGGAATATTGAGTCGTTATTAATATTTCCTGTTTGTCGACACAATTCGATATTTCTGGAAATATAATTTCGATCGCACCCTCAACACTAATAATTAATTCCCATATGAATTGTTTATTGCTGATTATCTCAATGGAGGAAGTGGAAAAATCATTCCCACTTCCTCCAATTAAATATTTTGTTTCTGGTTCTGGTGAAGGATATTCTAGATAATTACTCAGATTGCGCATCGTTACAGAACGTACATCAACTTGATTACTGATGTATATGGGAGCAAGGTCGGAGTCGTCCAGGGTCGAAACTTTTGCCATTACGACACTCTATACCAAGAATTGGTGCTCTGGTTGTAACGCAACCCAAAATTATAAGGCTCAAAATCGGCAGTTCCCAATTGATCAGGAGCACCATAAACCGCAGTGGCACCATTCGCATTAATGATTAGAGACTCGATCTCCGCGGTTGAATTAACTAAAATAGTCTGATTGTCAACGCAGTTAAAAGCTAGCGGCAACGTAATAGTTCCGCTGTCCGTAGCACTTCCAGAAACTGTAATGATTAGCCAAACGCCCAAAGTGCTGCTGTCCGCTTGAATCGTCCAGTCACTCGAGTTTTTTGATTCCCTTTGAGTGACTAGATTGTCTGATCCAGTCGATTGATTTTGAAGATAACTTAATAAAACCGATAAAGACACCTTTTCTGTATCACCTGTATTGCTAATATAAATTGGCAATTTGTCAGATGCAGAAACATTTTGGGCGCGCGATAGTTGATCAATTGTTGGCATCTTGATTTAAATCGTAGTTAAAGTTTATGGCGCCATCTTGCCCAGCCAACAATGGCTCTACGGGCGGCGTAACAAATGGTTGGTTAATACTCCACGTTTTATTCCCCGCGCCGGATGGCATTGTTGCCGGCATTTGCTGTCTCAATCCAGATGGATATGCCGCCAAAGAAAGCAAAGTGTTATAAGTCGCCTTGGCAAGACCCTTAAGTTCTTGGGATACAGTCTTGCCAAACATCGGCGCAATTGCGATTGCCAAATTGGTATAGATCGCCGTGTTGGCCGAATCTGGGACGTTTGTATCGTCAGCAATATCACTTGAACCTTGACTTGATGGCAATGGATATCCGATTCGAATACCTAGCGCATTCCAATAGGCCATCATTGAATCTAAAGTCGACAAAATGTCTTCTTCTTGTTCTGGCTGGATATCAAAGTTGTACGATGCTAATCCAACAGAACTCAAAGCTTTTTGTACAAATTGTCGTTTAGTCCAAGCCATTGCCGCCACCGATCAATCTAACAAGTTTTGCATCGGTTGTGCGACCATCAAACTTAATGCCTAACTCACTAGCTTTTAGTTCCAGATCTTTACGGCTAACAGTTGACTCAAGGCTTGCCTGATTTTTTTGCGCCAGCTCTTGCTTTGGTGCCGATGCTTCGGAGATAGTCAAAAACCATCCATCAACAAGCGCCACCTCAAGCTCGCCATCATCCTTAACCACTCGATAATCGTAAGTTCCGAAATGACAATCAAACGTTCCCGGAACTTTAAAGACAAGCCTTGGATAGTCCATTTAAGCAATCCGATAGGTAACATACGTATTGGTGGCTGTTTTACGGGTACGAAATTGCGCCGAATTGCCGGTAATCCCGCCGGTTGTTACGTGGGCAGATTGAATAATTGGATTACCAACAATGGTGTGATCTGTACCAGCGGTCAATGTAATTGTGTCTAGGGCTGCGGCTGATAAATTGATCAAGCACCAATCAAAACTACCATTGACAGGCAATTGCACTGCAGCATCAACGAGCGTCCCTGTTGGCAGTGTATAGGCTTGAGTCGCGCCTGCGGCGTGAGTACCGGTAATGATCTTTGTCAACAAGTTGGCAATTGTAAGGGTTGCCGCAACGGTTTGTGCGTTTGGCGTACCTTGTGTTTGTGCTGTAACTGTGGTTGATGGAATAATTACTTTTGGCGCAACACCAACGACATAATAAACAGGATCAGCATTGGCGCTGATACGCACTTGGGTTGCGCCTGTAAATGGACCGTAAACAGTTTCGGTATTTGAAACAGTCCCAAGATCAACCCATGAGTAAGGAATATTTGAAAATTCCAATAATTTAGAAACGGTTGCGATTGTGTCGCCAACGGTATAAACGGAAATACTCGATGATGCTGGCACTGTAACAATGTCGGTGCCCTGAGGATAAACAACGTATGTAGTCATTTCGAAACTCCAGTAAATATGAAAAATGGGGATTTATCCCCCCCAAACTTGATTACGACTGATTAAACAACATAATCCCTGTCATTTCTGGCTGTTTATTTGCCACACCAAAGAACGTGTCCCAGCGCACTTTATACTTATAGGTGTTAATGTCGAAAAATTTCGTCATTACCAACTGAAAACCTTGATCAGTTGCGCCTGTGAGCACGCCAACTCCCGCATCTGCAGGAACAACATATTGCCCGGGGATGATTTCAAGCGCATCTTTTTGCCAAAAAGGATTAACACTAGTGGTTACGGTGTTCAAAAACACAATTGCCGAGTTAGAGGCTTTGGTATTGATCACGCAATTTTGATATTGCGCGCTTGAGTTGGAAGCAACTTGATTGGTGATAATTGGCGGAGTAATCACTAAAGTGGTCGAGGACGCAACTTGGATAACGCGAAAAGTTTTTAACTGTCCGGTATCTTGTTTGGTAATGTGGTGCACTGAATTTAAAGCAGCGACAGTAAAAGCATCCCCAGCAGCGACGCCCGTCGTGCTGGAAATGGTAATGGTTTGAAAACGGTTATCAACATTTGAAGTTTCGCCCGCGACGCCGGTAGATGTTGCAACTGGAATGTAGTAATTCGCGGCAGAATCGCGCGTATCGATTGTCAACGAACCACCACCTGTGGCGGCGTTTAAACGATTGGCGTAGTCGAGGCTAAGGGTATCAAATCCAGCAATGCGGCCGATATAGCAGGCTTCGTACGCGGTTGTTGGTTTGCCTTGCATGGTTTGACGACCCGCCAAATTAGAAGAGACACCGTTCGCATCGCGCGGAGAGAATGCAATGCATCGATCGAACATATTGACACCTTGTTCGTCCATGATTGCTTTTGCTAGTGCGACATCATCAAAGCCTGTCGCCGCAACTGTGCGCTTAACAACTAACGAGCCTTGGTTGGAGGCAACGTTCATGATAGCCAGATTAATATCCGAACTTAGTTTTTGTTTTGCGGCATCTCCCAGGCGCTGCTCTTGCGTTGCGTCACGCAACTCTAAAGACGTCAACATTGCAGTAGAGTGCTTTGCCGTCCCGATCGTGACAGGAACAGAAAGTTGGGTTGCACCATTAAAGTTCGCCGTCGCATCGGTACCGTCATACGATTGCGCGATGTAAGGCTGAGGGCGCCAAATAACATCATTAGTTCGCGCCATCATTGTTTGATCGGTATTGAATACCGCGACATTTTGAGATAAAACTAAAGCGTCGTTGAATCCTTCGAGCACGTTTTCAAATTGGACGCGCTCTTCTTTGCTAAATGCATTAGACATAATAAGCCCCTAAATTAAATGAGAAAAATTTTAAGCAATTGCTCTTTTTTTACTCATCCAATTAAAGCGGCTGGATGGCGACCTTTCTTGATGCCCTGCAATTTAAGGCTTGCGAAACCTACTTACTTTTACTGCTTATTTTACTGCTTATTTGATGCTTATTTGATGCTTATTTGATTTTTGCTTTTTGTTCGCGTTTGTATTGATAAACCTTGGTGTAGTCGTTTGTTTTTTCTGCCTCGGCACGAAGTTTTTCAAGTGTGCTATTCAAAGCTCCTGATGTGCTCCCACTACCTTTAACAATTTTTTCCGGGGAAGGCGGCTTTGCTCTTTTTTTTACTGACAAATCTTTCTCCAATGCACCAATTTTCGATGCGAATTTAGCTAAACTAGTGATTGCGCTAAGTTCCTTCAAGCGCTGCTGATTTTTACCAAGAGCATAAACAACAAGCGCCGAATTTTCTGCACATTCGATAATTAAACCCTGTTGAATTACAGACAATGAATCTTTAACAAGCTCCTCGGCGTCCCCAAAATCTTTAAATTTTAGCTTACTTTTTAAGTTATTGTAAGAAACAAGTTTTTTGTTCCACTCCTCTTGTTCGCGCTCTCGATCTGCTTGGATTTTTAACTCGGCATCCTCGGCTAAGCGCTTTCGGTCGTACCAAATAGACAGCTCTTTTTCATACTCTTCAGTATCGAACTCAAATTGCTCAAGCGTTGGTTTTTTCCCGGGGTCGATGGTATTTTGTTGATTAGGTTGAACCGCTTTCAATTGCTCCTTGAGCATGCGGTTTTCGCGCTGCGAATCTCGATAGTTTTTACGAAGTTCATTAACCCACGGTTTAAGCTCTTCTTCTTCAACTTTTGGTTCTTCTCCTGCAATTGTTAGCACGACCTCATCTTCATCTGAATCATCTTCAGATTTTCCATCGGTATCGCCATCCTGTTCGCTAGCGTCGCCCTTATCAGCAATCTTCTCTTCGTCTCCGTCATCGACCATATCGTCTTCAATGATTTCTTCCTCTACTTCATCTACTTCATCCTCATCTTCATTTTCATTTTCATTTTCATCGACGATTTTTTTTACCATAAAAACCCCTAATTATCTCGCTCATTTTGGCTGAGCGGTTGCCATTTTTATGACTATACAAGCTGTGGTTGCTGCGGTAAGAACCGATCCATCACTTCGAGCGCTTGCTGTTGATGCGTTGCGTCGACCTCCGATAGTGTTTTGATCGTGTCCGCTTTCTCTCCTTCGGTGCGCGCAATGGTGTAAACCGTATCGGCACGACTCTTCGTCGCATCGGCCTGAGCCTTCTCGGCCGCGGCATTTAGGTAAAGCGTATTTGCGTCTGGCTTAGCCTGCGCCATTTGTTTGGCCAATTCCTGCGCTTCTTCTTCGGTGGGTTTGATCGCGCCCATCTTGATAAGCTTGCGACGGAAATATTCCTGTACATCATCCAGCCCCTCGCCTTCCATGTTCATCATCGCCATAGAACTCAAAACACTAAGTGTTTCTTGGTCTGTGGTAATCGTCATCATTCCCGTAAGCGCGCGTACAGTAGCGGCTCGCTTAGACGAGCTTGATACACCGACATCGGATGTAACGTCAAAGTTAGCGCGCGTTAAATCGTTTTCTGGCTCGGATTCTCCGTCCTTACCAACCGACGGCTTAATAAGCTCAATCTGTTGTATCTTGTTTTGCTTATTGATTACCTTCATTTTGCGGCCGGGATCGATGTACAGTTCTTTAGCCATGCTAAGCCAAATATCACCGCTGCGACGCATAGCCACGGCCAGCCCGTTCATATAGATGAACGCCTGCATGTCTATGCGGGTCTGGATCATCTCAACGGCTTTACCGGAGACGTTCGAAACCATCTTGTCGCCCTCCTGCTGATTGCCAAGCATCTCTTTCATATCTTGCTCGGTCAGCTGCAACAAAGCCGCCATAGCGGGCGGTATGTTTGGAACTCTAGTATAGGCAACGGGCGGAGCTGGCACTGGCTGTCCGCTAGCGTCCGTCAGCTGATTGATCAATAAATATGGAAAATCTTCAATGTTGTCTTCAGCCCACATCACTTGATGCCCAGCAATCTGCTCTGGAAACATGATTGCTTTTTCTATGCTTGAGAGCGCAGAAATCTCCGCAAGTTTTGACAGTTGCATGTTCTTTAGGCGCTGCGCATCTTTAGAAATGCGAACATGCCCCATGCAGCGCTCGATGTTGTCGACAAACCAGCGCTTGCCGTAGACCGGGACAATCGGAATGCATTTTCCTGGAATGTAACCACAATCCTCAATGACTTTACTACCCGACATAATGTATTTATGTATCCTACGACGCTTAACTTTCTTGGTTCCGATTTCTTTAGTACCAACCGCACTCAATATACCTTCGAGTTCTGGATCGTCTTCAAATTCTTTTTTTGAATAACGCTCTTCCGTTCCGGTCAATGTCTGAAATATCCTAATAGTTTCCTTAACCTCTTCGACCTTGTAATACTCGGCTATGTAAACTACATCAGGTGTGTACCAATCAAAATAAGTTTGCGTAATTTCTTTCGGCCATGATGACGGATCATCGTCATGTTCATCAATGTAATCTTTACGCGCAATAGAGGTAATAACCCAACATTTTTTTGCATCAGACTTATCTTGACGCTTGGCATTCAAGTCATAAAATACTGATGAGTCCGCATCAAAAATCGGTGCGATTTTAATGCGTTGATAATCATTATCTTCGTCATACTCATCTTCATAAGATGCATGCAATCGCCACGCGCCAATACCTCCGCCTACCGCTTCCTCGAACGCATTGTCATACGCTTCGCGCGCAAATGAG